CGGCCGAAAAATCCTGGAAGCTTACGCCGGCAGCGCTGGCAGCGCCGCCGCCCTGGGCGATGGCCAGCGACATATCCTCGACGCCGAAGCGGCTGACGTTGGCAGCGCCGGCAAGCCGGTTGACGGTGTCGGTCAGCTGCTCGGTGCTCAGGTTCCACACCGCCATCGCCGTCGAGACGGTGTCGGCGGCCTGGACAAGGCTCGTCGAGCCCGCAGCGGCGAGGTCGAGAGCGGCTTTGGTCGCGCCGCTGATGATGTCCGATGTCGAGATGCCGTTCGCCGCGAGCACCTCCATCGCCTGGAGCACCTCGGAAGCCGAGAATGCCGTGGACTCGCCCAGCTCGAGCGCCACCTGTTTCAGCCCGGCCAGTTCAGCACCGGTCGCCTGCGCGACGGATGCGACGACGTTCAGCCCGCGCTCAAAATCACCGCTCGCCTTGAGCGCGCTCGCCAGCCCGGCCCCGATTCCGGCCAGGCCGCCTGCCATTGCAGCGCCGGCAATTTTCCCGACGGTCATCATCGAGTTGCCGAGCCCGGACAGAGCCCCGCCGAGCGCGCCCAGCCGGCTGCTCGACTGCTCGGCGACCGCCTGCACCTCACCGAGGTCGGCCTTCACCTCGCGCAGCACAGCGGAGGCCTCGTTGACCGCCCGGATCGCGAACGTCAGCTTGGCGGCGCCGCCAGCCATCAGCCTCCCTCCCGGAGGCGCAGGATGCGGCGCGCCTCAGCCTCGGCGAGCATCCACGTGAGGACATCGTCGTAGTCACGGGAGCGCTCGAGCAGCGCGAGGTAGCCGAGATAACCGCCGACCCTGTCCATCACTGCCACCCAGGCGATCTCCTCAGGCACTACGCCCCGCCCGCTGACGAGAGCGTCAGCGAGGCGGCGGACGAGTTTTTTGTCTCCTCCGGAGTGCGTCGGCGGTACAGCTCATTCAGGCGCTCGACCAGGTAGTCATGGCTCTCCGGGTCGAGCCTGCGGATATTCTCCGGCGTCACCGGGTCTGAGAAGCTCCACGCGACAATGGCGAGCTCGAGCGTCGCATACTGCGCCGCCTCGAGGTCGAGCGTCACCTCGCGGACAGCGCCGTCAGGGCCGATCACCGGGTCTCCACGGAGCGCAGCCTTCTGAGCGCGCACCTCGTCGCCCTTGGACAGCTGCTCCCGGACCTCCACCCACTCCCCCGGAGTGGGGAGGTCAATGCGCACCGTGCGGGTTGGATCGATCAGTGGCATGGCTACACCGCCTGCAGACCGTTGCGCACAGCCACCGCCAGCGCGTTGCCGCTGACGGAGTCGCGGATGAGCCGGAACTTGATGCCGACCATCTCCTGCTGCCCGTCGACCGAGCTCTTCGGCTGGCCGTCGACCTGCCAGCAGCCGTCGACCTGGACATAGCGCGGCTGGCCGCCGATGTTCGTGCCATCGAACCGCACACGGATGAATGCGGTTCCGTTGTCGCGGTAGCGCTGGTACTGCGCCGAGCCGACAGCATCGAGCTCGAGCACAAGCTCGAGTGACGCAGACAGCTCGCCCGAGCTGTGCTTGGCGAAGTCGAGGTCGGCGCGGCCGTCGACCGTCTGCACCGGGACCAGCCCAGTGTTGACCTCCAGCGTCCCGCTCCGGACGACGCCGGAGAGCTGCGTGGTGCCGAGACTTGCCCAGCTCGAGTCGAGATAGACCTTCGCCAGCCCGCCGACGAGCGGCTCGCGGGAGGCGTAGGGGTTGATACTCGCCGTCGGCGCCCCGTTCTGACGCGCCCGCCCGGCCATCTCCCACTTGAGCGCCGCGAGGTCAGTGGCGTTCCATTCGATTGAAAACTTCGTGGTGAAGCAGTAAGGCACGATGGCGACGTAGTGGTTAGCCGCCCCGTCCGTCTTGATGCACTCGGCCGTCGCCGTGGCCACCTGGGCATGACCGCCGAGGGATGGGGCGAACGTCCACGTGTATGCCGGGCCTGAGCCGCTCGGCGTCACACTGGCAAGCCCGGTGAGGAGCGGCCACAGAATCTCCTCAGCCGTCAGCTCGGTCTCGACCGCAAGACCAAACCCCCGGCCGACAATCGGCCCGTTTGCCGGGGCGATGCGATATCCGGTGACGCCCTTGAGCTTGCCGACGTTGACCTGCTCGTCCTGCTCCCAGCTGGCGGGGATGGCGACGGTCGCCTGCGCAACAGTGCCGGGCGTCGTCTCCTTGCCGAGCTGCAGCCTCCGCAGTGCCTGCAGTGCCGTAGGCATGGGTCAGTCCTCCTTTTCTTTGGCGGCGCGGCGGCGGGCAGGAGCATCAGCAGGTTCCTCCTGCGCCTCCGGTGTGCGGTAATAACCAGAGCGAATCTTGGCGGCCGCAACCCCGGCGTCCGCCTCCTCGTGGTCGAACGGCGGCCAGCCCTCCGGGAGCGGCAGGATGCCGCCGCCGGGCGCCGGCCCCACGTACACCAGCTTCGTCATGGCCCAACCCCCGCATTGATGAGTCGGTGCTCCGACACCTCGAGCACGAGCGTGTGCTGCAGGTAATCGGCGCCCCCGTAGTCGACCGTCGCCGGCGCCGAGACGCGCGCCGGCCGGAGCCCGTTGTAGGCGCCTGAGGCGGATGCCAGGCGCTCAATGCACACCTCGAGCACCTCGTCCGGGAGCGGAAGCGCAGCCTGGGCAGATGTCCCAACATCCCCGAGCGGCACCATGAGACGCACCTCAACCTCGTAGGTGTGGCGCAGCGCGCCGCCGAGGAGTGACAGGTCGACAGTCGCCCCCGGTATCACGACCGCGCTCACGCCGCCGGCCGGGAGCACCGGCGGCAGCGCTCGAGGCGCAGACAAACCGTAGCCGTAGACCTGGGCGATGCCAGCGGCCTGGACGGCGTCGGCAACAAGGGCGATGACATCACGCTGCATCGTCCCCTCCTGCCGCCGCGATCCGCTCCCACTCGCGGGCGATCGCCTGCTCAAGCAGCCTGCGCGCCTCGGGCTGGATGGCGCCGATAGCCTGGTCGCCGTTGACGATGCCCACATACGGCCGCGGCGCCATGCCCGGGTGGTACTTGATGCGCTCGCCGTAGCGCCGAAAGACGCCCTCCCGGCGCTTGGACCCAGGCCGGTTGTTGCCGATCCGACCATCCCCTCTGCCGCGATACCACCACTGCCGGCCGAACTCGAACGTGGCCGCTGCGGGGTGCACCACAGCCATCGGCAGCCGGATGCCGACACCGCTGCCGCGGATCGGCAACTGCTCGATGCGGGCCACAATGCTCGGCCGACCGCGCGCCCTGATCTCGCCCTCGAGCTGCCGCCCGATGGCGGCCAGCGCATCCCGCAGATGGGGCGCATCAGTCTCGCCGAGCACGCTCAGCGCCTTTGCCAGCTTGTTGACACCCTCGACCTTGATGCGGATGGAGGCGGTGCCGCTGGGCTTCGCCGCCTTCGGCGACACCGCGACGATCTGCCCGCTCATACGGCCACCGCTCCCGTCGGGTGATAGGTCCGGCGCAGGTCGACGATGGCCGGGTAGAGGCCAGTCACAGCGAGCGACAGGTCAGCCGGTCCGACAGCTGAGGCGTACCCGCTGATGCCGTCGCGCAGCAGCCGGACGGCCTCGACCTGGCAGGCCATCGCAATTGCGGGCTCGACGCGCTCGACCTCAATCGGCGCACCGGCGGGATGCGGCGAGGCCTCCGCGCCTCGCTGGCCGCGGAGCACAGTGACGCTGTTGCCGGACACCGCGACTGCGTAGCACCGCTCCTGCCCAATGATGAGCGTATTGCCTGGCCGGACGCGGTGGCCGGGAGACAGCGACAGGGCGGTGGTGTCAGCAGCAGCGGCAGCCGTGAGCGTCCCGGCCGGCTCGCGCTCGTCGGCCATCCCCCACCAGGCAGTGACCTCCGCCGGGCCGGTGTAGCCGCCCCGCAGCCCGAGCGCGCGATACGGCGGCTGCCCCGCGAGCGTCACCGACGGCTCGACTGTCTCAGGAATGCCGTCTCCGTCGCGGTCGATGCGCACCTGCTCGAGGCTAAGCAGCTCATGCCAGCGGTAATCGGTGCGCAGGTCGCGGAAAACACACCTCCCACTCCTGGCGGTGTGGATAACCGCAGCGCGGCGGGGCGCAATAGCCCGCTCGATGATCCGCTCGCAGGCAGCCGAGACAGCCTCGATGGCGAGCAGCGCCTGCTCGACCTCGGACGCCGATGCCTGCGCAGCCCTTAGGCCCAGCACCTCCCACGCCGACACTGCCGCCCAGCGCATCAGGCACCTCCGCGCTTCCGCCCGGCCGGGGCCGGGCGGGTGACGGTGCGGGGAGACTCGCCGTCACCCGCGTCCTCGGCCGGGGCGAAGGAACCGGGAGAATCACGCAGCAGAAACTCGGCCACGAGGTCGGTGACCTCGATGACCTCGCCGGCACGCCAGCTGAAGTCGCCGGCCGAGTAATCTGACACGACGCGCAGACGCTTCATCGTCAATCGCTCGCCAGGTTGCGGATGCCCGCGGCAACGTCGCCGCCCCAGCGGACGAGCGCCTGGCGGGTGTAGAGTTCGACCAGGAACGTATCGGTGCGCTGCACCCGGTCAAAGAAGAGCTGCACCGGGCGGTAGATGCCGCGCAGCCAGCCGCGGACATTCACGACGGTCAGCTGGCCGAGCGTGTTGTTCGCTGGGGTCGCCGAGAGCTTCCCGTCCGCCTCGGTCTTAGTGCAGTACGCCGGGGCGATGATCGGGATGCCGAAAATGCGCCCGAGCTCGCCGGTCACGATCGTGGCCGACGCACCGTACTTCTCGAGCGTCACCACCTCGGGCAGCGCGAGCAACCGGCTGTAGACGCCGGGGTTGCAAACGACCCGGAGGTTCGCCGGGTCGGTTGCCCAGTCGATGTTGTTGAGGGCGCCGACAGAGTTGCCGGCCCCGGCCATCCGCATCCGCGCGCCGATGATGCCGGCCGAGGTCGGGCTGTTGCCGCCGCCGTTGGCGCCGTTCGCCGAGTCATCGACGAGCCAGTAGTGCCGGATGCCGTCCCACGCCAGGTAATGCGCGTTGGCGGGCGGGGCGGCGTCATCGCTGTTGATGTTTCCGGTCTCAGCGTTCGTCATATCGCCGTTGAGGATGGCCGAGCCGATGTGCAGGGCTGCAGACTCAGCCAGCTTCTCCTGCAGGAACGGCACGAAGGCGATGATCGAGTCCTCCTGCAGCTCGGCCGTCCAGCGCTGCTGGATGGTGAACTTCCTGGCCTGGAGCGTCACCCGGTTCGACCCGGTCTTGGTGTCCGGGTACGGCGACGGGGTATCGCCGCCGTTCTCGTCGACGAAGTACATCTGCGGCAGGCCGCCGTCGACCGGGACGTACACAGTCGGGGCAGCCATCTGCAGCGTCGGGATGGCGTCGAGCAGTCCGTCACGGCGCCGGGCAGCGGCCCACAGCTCACTGACGTACTGCGCACCGACCAGCTGCTGGCCGTAGCCGGATTCGCCGGTGTCCATCGTGCGGGTGCGCGGCGCCCGCTCCATGGCATCGCTCACCGCCTCGGTCACGACCTCGACCCGCGGGCCGCGCTCGAACACCCAGTGCCGCCAGGCGGCCTCGAACTCCTCGCTCGGCCGGATGTCGATCGGGCCCTCGCGGAGCTGCCGAGCGCCGTCCATCAGCATCCTGGACAGCTCGAAGTAGCCGCGGATGCGGCGCTCGTTCTCGCTCCTGGTCAGCCGGTCATCCCACCAGCGGGCGACGAACCGGTCGCGCATCTCGATGCGCGGGGCTCCGCCAGGCAGGAGCGACGGGTCGCGCTGCGGCTGCGGCGTCGGCTGCTGCTCCAGGCGGTCAGCCAGCCGGCGAATCTCGCCCACAATCGCCTCGTCGTGCTCGCGGGTTGCAGCGACCAGGTCGGCCAGCGCGGCACCAAGGTCGTCGAGCGCACCCGCAGCGGGGGCAGTTTGCTCAGTCATTGGATTACCTCCACCTTCAGCTGCTTGAGCGCCTCCGCGACCTCGCGGATGCGCCTGGCGGCTCGCTGGCCGCCGATGTGTCGCACCTGGCCATCATCAAGAGGCCAGGAGATGCGCAGGTTGCCGTGCTCGTCCAGACTGAAGAGCGGCGTGCCGTCAGCGCGGACCACGAGCGCGCCGGGGTCGGCCGGGACAGCCACATACGAGACCTCGAGGAGCTCATGACCGCGGGTGAACACCAGCACCTGTCTGCCGTCGACCGTGCGCATCTCGGTCTCGCCCGGCAGCCAGCGGACGCTCGTTGCATGGACGAATCCCTCGGCGACCAGCTCCCAGATGAGGTCGGCTTGGGGATGGCGCGCGAACTCGTGGGTATCGATGACCTCGCGGTCCGTGACAACCCGCTCGCCCAGGACCGCGCGCGCGATGGGCAGCTGAGCCGTGTCGTGGTTCCAGAGGACGACGGGATTGCGGTCGTAGTGCTCGAACCGCCAGCCGCGGGGCTCAATGATGGCGCCGTCGCGGGCAACGTCAGCGGTCGAGATCACCGCCTGGACGCGCCGCTGGGCTGAGTCGATGCCCCGCACCTCGCCGAACAGCAACAGGCCCATGTGCGCGCAGACCTCCCAGGGAGGGATGCGGGCACATGGGCCACTGCGCTCTATTTAGCGCGGCTGATGCTCACCTGTCAACACCGTTGCGCAATTAGCGCTCGTTGACCGCCTTGCATCGCGGGCAGCGGATGACAGTGCCGGCCGGAGCGCGCTCGGCCAGGAGCTTGTTGCAGGCCGAACAGCGGAACTGCCCGCTCATGCCGGGAGCGGCGCCTCCTGGTCCGGTGCCGGCGCCTGCTCGCCCGGCAGCATCGCGTCCGTCGCCCCGACCGGCGGACGGCCGGTATGCCGGATCGGCGGCAGGCCGACGACGGCCAGGACGTCCGCCGGGTCGTACCCTGCCTGCACCAGCGCGCGGGCGGCGCTCACCTGGTCCGCCAGCTTGCCGCGCGTCAGCGCGGAGGTGTCCATGCGGCATACCAGCTCCTCCTGCGGGATGAGCTCATCGGTGATGGTCTCCTCGAACCGCCGGATCCACCCCATCAGCGTGTAGGCCAAGAACGCACGGTTCTGCTCCTCGAGGCCGCTGCCCCAGCTCGTATCCTTGGCGTGCGCATCGAGCAGCCAGAGCGGCACACCGAACATCCGCGCAATCTCCGCCACCTGGTACTCGCGGGTCGCCAGCAGCTGCGCATCAGCCGGCGACAACCCGACCGAGAGCCAGCGTGCGCCGCGTCCGAGGACAGCCACGCGCCCCGCGTTCTCAGGCCCGCGATGGAGTGCCTCCCAGTCGGCAGCCAGCTGCGCCGCCTGCTCACGCGTCAGCGGCTGGTCGGTCGACAGGTAGCCGCCCGGTGTAGCGCCGTTCTGCAGCACGCGCGCGGCATACATCTCCGCCGCGATGCTCAGGCCGAGCGCCCTGGCATGGACCAGGAGCGGCGACAGGCCGACGAGCCCATCCCAGGTGGGGCCGGGGATGTGGACGATGTCGCCCCCAGCCACCCAGTCGCGCCGCGGGCGGCTGTAATCGCCGTCGACGACGTACACC